TGAAACGACTCAATCTCCCGATTCTCCTGAAAATAGTCTGTAATATCTTTCTTTGAATCAGCTGGGAAGGGTAACTCTATCCACTTGACTATTACCCCACGAGCTTTAAGACCTGTTGAGATCTTCCGCATATACTCAAAACCAATAGTGTCATAGTCTGGGACTAGGTAGACTGTGGAGCCTTTAGGGAATACCTCAAAGTATTCTTTTGACCAATCCTTCCCAGCTCCACCATCTGAGGTAGTGGCTACGAATCCTCTGGAGTTTAAACTGTCGGCATCTTTCTCACCTTCTACGACGAAGACCGTTCTATTGGATTCTAAGGCCTTCTTAAGCTTAGGGAGGTTGTAAAGGACACGTCTGACACCATGTAAGGAAGGCACACCATCGGCTCGGCATGAACGAAAGGACTTGGTGTTTCCCTTGTAGAACCTTTCCTTGTAGTATAAGGGTGTACCTGTTTCATCTGTGTAATGATAGACTGCCCCAGGCGTTTGCTCTTTCCTGTCCCATGGGTGGGCCTCTAAGCCTGTCCTCGTCTCTAATTCGGTAAGGGAGAAAGACCCGCACACCTGGCAATAGAACCATTGGGACTCAGTGAAGACCGCGGCTGAGGCTGTTTGATCGTCATGGATAGGACAACGGACATGGGCCACATCACCAGCCCAACGTGATACGGTAAAATTCTGGTTGATCCAGGGTTTAAGCATTTAAAACAGCCCCCATCCTAATAAATAGTTGCCAGCGACAACGAGTATAATAGTGGAAATCCACCAATTAATAAGTTCCTTCATTCGGTCCTCCTTTCTCTGTGATTTCCAAAACCTTCTTGGATGTAGTTGTAAGACTTTGTTTACATTCTAAATAACCTTCAACCGGATTGTATTCCAGGCTTAAGGCTTCAAGAGATTCCAGGGCCTCAAGAGCCATTAATTGGCGTCTGCTTAGGTCTGGCTTGCGTTTACCTTTCTCGAATCTCAAGAGCTTATACTCTTCCAAGGTCAACATTCCATATTCTTTTGGTTCACTGACACCGTTCTCTTTCCATCGATCGGTTAAACTATTCCTTGCCTTAGTGCTCTTATCCCTCAAGGCTTGTGGTATGGAGTATTGACCTGTTTTCCTTATAGAAGGAAGAACTTCGGAAAAGACCCATCTTTTAAAAGCCTTAGCTTTATCAGACTTTGATTTAAAGAATAAAGCATAAAGCCCGGCCTCGTTTACAAAGTAGACATCTTGCCTTCTACCTATTGTATCGATGACCTCTACTAAGCAAAGGTCATCTTTGTCTATGGTCTTAATTGCCTGGAACGTGTTGGCAATCTCTATAGACTCACAGACATCAGAAGCCCTAAACCACTCTACACCGCCTTTTAAAACTATCCTTACATCGATATTTTGGAATTTCTTCACCATTTGATTAATCTCCTATTGACTTAATAATATGATCGATGGTATATTATGTCAATAGAAGGAGAAAGAATATTATGGCTTTTAGTTTAAAAGACCTAGAGCGCCCACAGAAACGGGCTCTGATATGTACGATAGTTGGAGAAGGTGGGTTAGGTAAAACAACCCTGGCCGCTACATTCCCCAAGCCTGTCTTCATTAGAACAGAAGACGGGACTGCATCTATAGTTGGTGTCAAGGACATTGCCCAATTCCCTGTGGTCAAGACCTTTGAAGGGTTACTTGAACAACTAAGGAGTCTGGCAGCAGAGGACCACAAGTTTCAAACCGTGGTCATTGACTCAGTGACACAGCTCAACACTGCTCTGGAATCTGAGGTTGTCGCATCTGACCCCAAGGCCAAGAGCATAGCCCAGGCAGGCGGTGGATATGGCGCGGGGTACATGGCTGTGGCTAACCTACACGGAAAGGTTCGGGAAGCTTGCGAGTTTCTGAACGTTAAGAAAGGAATGAACGTTGTTTTCTTGGCCCATGCTGAATCAGAGACGGTTGACCCTCCCGATGGCGACCCATACATGAGATACACCATCCGCATGAACAAAAGGTCTGTGGCTCATTATTCTGATAATGTGGACCTGGTAGGATTTATTAAATTGAAGACCTACACCACAGGAGAGAAGGACGAGAAGAGGAAAGCAATATCAGACGGAACTAGGATCATGACCTGTTATCCCACGGCGTCCCATATTAGCAAGAACCGATTCGGTATTCAACAGGATCTAGTTTTAGAGCTGGGAGTTAATCCCTTGGCCGTGTATTTAGTACAAGCCGAGAAACCAACACAAGATAAGACACTGACCACACAGGAGAAGAAAGATGTCACTATTTGATTACGATGTTAATGATTTTAAAGATGATTCTTCAGTTATCCCAGCCGGGGACTATGTAATGATTGCCCTGAGTGCTGATCTTAAGGATACCAAGGACGGAATGGGGCAATACGTAAACACTAGGTTTCAAGTGGTCGAAGGCCCATACAAGAACCGCCAAATGTTCATGATGTTCAATACCAAAAATGCAAGCGAGAAGGCCCAGAACATCGGACGTGCTCAGTTTAAAGCTTTCCGGACTGCCATAGGACTTGACGCCATTGAGAAACTTGACCAATTGCTCAGGAAGCCTTTTGTTGGTTCTGTGGTGATCAAGAAAGATGACGGCTTTGGAGACAAGAACCAGGTAACAAAATTCCAGCCAACTAAAGCCGGTGGAAAGCCTTGGGAGCCAAGTACAGTAATAGAAGAAGACGCACCGTTCTAATCTAAATATCCTGGGAGGGTGACAGGCCGGAATAGACGGCCACATTACTCTCAAGGGAGTGAACCAGCCTTATAAGTCCTAATGGCTTAGGTGTTGTTGGGTCGTGGCCCAACTTGAGGGATTATGATTAAAACATTAAGACCCTACCAAAGGGAATCCATAGACAAGATATATCAACACTGGCGAACCGGTGGAGGGCATGGGCTTATAGTCGCTCCCACGGGATCGGGTAAAAGCCTGATTTTATCAACACTGATTCGGGAAATCGTAGAAGATTATCCTGGTACTAGAATCCTTGTCTTGTGTCACGTCATGGAATTGATACAACAAGACTATGACGAGCTAGGCCACCCTTTAGCTGGGATTTATTCGGCTGGGCTAAAACGTAAAGAGATAAATGCCCAAATCTTGTTTGCTGGTATACAGAGCCTAAAAGAGTTCAAGCCCTTTGAAATAGTCATTGTTGACGAGTGCCATTTAATCCCAAGGAAGCAAGGCACCAGATACAAGAAAGCCTTTGAAGTCTTGGAAGGATTATACCCACACCTAAAGGTTATAGGATTATCGGCCACACCTTACCGTCTTGATTCTGGCTGGCTGCATAAAGGGGAAGACGCTTTCTTTGATTCTATTATCCACGAGATACCTGTACAGGATTTGATTGACCAAGGTTATCTCTCTCCTGTGGTCCCGTATCGTGGCAGCGTGGTCATTGACACCAAGGGCCTGGGTAAGATGGGTAAGGAGTGGAAAGCTGGTGAATTGGAAGCCAGAGCCATGGAAGGGGATACTACATCACGTGCCGTGTTTGATATTGTACAAAAGGGAAAGGATAGAAAGTCTTGGCTTATCTTCGCTTCTGGTGTAAACCATGCCAGACAGATAAAGGAAGCTTTAGACCTGTTCGAGGTTCCTTGTGCTGTGGTTATTGGAGACGAACCAAGGGACCAGCATATCCTAGACTTTAAAGCTGGTATACTTCAGTGCCTAATCAATGTAAACGTCTTGACAACGGGGTTTAATCACCCAGGTATAGACTTAATAGCTTTTCTCAGACCAACTGAATCCTGTGGCCTCTACGTTCAAATGGTAGGCCGTGGAATGAGAATAGCCGAAGGTAAAGAGAATTGCCTAGTATTGGATTATGCCGGCCTAGTAATGAGACACGGACCCATTGACGCGGTGAACCCGGACACACCAGCAAAGACAGGAGAAGGGGTTGCACCAGCTAAAGAATGCCCAGAATGTGGTTGGATCATGCACACGGCTAAAAAAGAATGTCCAGGCTGCGGGTATGTATTCCCAATAAAAGAAAAGAATCTAGAAGGGGAAGCTGGCCAGGCTGCACTGCTCAAGAAAGACCAGGCACCTGTGGAGTTAGAAGTCCTGGGAGTTAAGTACTTTGTCCATGAGAAACCAGGGAAACCCGATTCTGTCCGTGTAGAGTACCAAACTAGATTTATGGATGTGAAAGAGTGGATCTTCCCAGAATCAGCCACAGAACGGGCCTGGTATTATTTTGATCGGTGGTGTAAGGAAGCTGGGATTATTCCACCATTATCGGCCTGGGAGTTTTTGCAGAGTAAACCAAAGAAACCAAGTAAAATAAAGGTGGTGAGAGATGGCAAGTTCTTTAGAGTGGTGGGGCGAATTTTCTAAACTTGACTTCATTGATAATGAAGAGCAATGGAAAAAGGACTATATAAAGGCCCTGGAGTACCTTGAAAGGTGGTATGAAGACCCTTCTCTTAAGTGGTCTGATTATTACAATGAATTTGATGATGGAATGGAGGATTAACATGGACAAAGAACCGGTATCAAGAGAACATGAGGATAGTTTCCAAGTCGAACTAGTCCAATGGCTACAAAAGCACGGGCTATTCTTTTTCAGTGTGCCAAACGAGGCGGCCGGGAAAGGTGGAAACATGAAGGTAATGGGTAAACTAAAGGCCATGGGGCTTAGACGTGGTGCTCCTGACCTGGTAGTCTGTGATTTTCAGAGGGTGGTATTCTTAGAGCTTAAGGCAGAAGACGGGAAACAGAGCTTAGGACAGATCTTTGTCGAGTCCCAGCTTAAGTCAAGAGCATTAGAATATTATGTTGTTAAAAATATTTTACAAATTGAGGACATTTTTCTTGACAAAGTATGATTATGTACTAGAATAAAGTGAGAGGTGAGAAAATGCAGAGTGTATGGAGTGTATGTATTAAAGGGGTTTGGTTAGACATTGACTGCGAGCATGAAGGTGATGGTGTGATATTGGTACACAGGATATTTATTGAGGGTGTCAATGTTACCGAGTTACTTCTTGACTATTACTATGAAGATATAGTTGAAAAATTGAGAGATGATTAAACTTATTTTATCTAAAGGGGAATAACATGGCACACTGGTACACAAGGGACGGACAATCTGCCCATGATGCAGATTTAAAAAAGGCAAGGAAGGAGGGTTTACTCCCCTCAGTGACAGGGATCTTGGAGGTCATGGCAAAGCCTGGCCTTGAGATATGGAAACAAAAACAAATATTGTTGGCATCGCTTACACTCCCAAGACTAATGGGAGAATCAGAAGATGACTATGCCAGCCGGGTAATGAAGGACAGTAAGGAGCAAGGGTCAAAGGCAATGGAGTTAGGGACGGCTATACATTCATTCGCCGAAGACCTCGCCTCCTTTAATAATCAAATAAGACCCATCCCAGAAGGCTATGAACCTGTATGTTCAATGCTCAGAGAATGGATAAATGAAAATCTTAAGGGTGGTCTATTTGAATTGTCAATGGTTTCAAACCTAGGTTATGCTGGTAGAATAGATTGGTGCAGTCCTGACTTGATTGTTGACTTTAAGACGTCAAGTAACATGGTCGCATACCATGAAAGCCACTGCACTCAATTAACTGCCTATTCAAAGGGTAACCTTGAGAAGAGGTTAATCAATGTATACATATCCACTGATACACTAAACCCAGAAATCAGAATCAAAGAGTGGAACATGGAAGAGAAGGGCAGAGCCTGGGAAATTTTCAAGGCCTGCTTAAGTATCTGGCAGAATACTAAAAATTATTATCCGGGGTGGCTGTGATGAGAATAGACTTAAGTGTAGGTGAAAAACTACAAGGACAGATTCAAGGTGGTGTTTATTTGGTAAAGGCTGTAAATGGAGAATTGGTTACACTTAGACAAATTGAAGACGTAAAAATAAAGTACGATCCAAACAATAGACTGTTTATGTCTGGTGGATGTATGCCTAATGTTGAATTAGATGAGTTATGTGTTTTAAGAGAGGCCTTAGACAGTATTAGAGACATGACTACCAACATGTATATACATGAATTAATAGATGAATTAATTGGAGAGAGGCCAGAATGAGCCAAATAAAATTAACTGAGTTCCTTGACAGGAACGCAGGGCAGCTGTGTCCTATCTGTAAGGCCTTCGTTACCAGGGAAAAGGCCATGATTACCTTTAGGATACCACCCACGGAAAAGAATATTAAGGAGCTAGGGACAGCCTTATACATGGACAAAAATCTTGATGTGGTTGATTCTTGGGACTGCAAATTCAAATACATGGATAAGTGCAAGAACTCACCTAATAGGTTAAATTTACTAAGAGAGGAGCTAAAGGAAGATTCTATGAGGAGGAAATCGTGATAATGCCAGAAAATGAGGAAGCGCTAAAGGCTACCATCAAGTATCTAATTGAGACTAACCAGGAACTAGAAAGGACTTTGCTAGACTTGAAGAGCGAATTATTCAAAAAGGAATTGCTAGTTAAGGAATTACTTGAACTAAATGAAGAAATATTGAAAGAAACTATTGATTGCAGTTCTCACCACCAGGATACCCGACCTCATCATCCTAGATATGATTATGCCCCAGGTTAGTGGTCTTGAATTTCAGGATATTTTGCGAGGGCCCTTGGTAAAGATAATTAATGGTAGTATACTTGTTTTATTGGGGGATAAATATGAAAGTAATAAAAATTGATAGCGAGAAAATTGAATTTGAAGATGGATTTAAATTGTATTCAGAACATGAACAAAGCTGTTGTGAAAATCATTTTCTTTCATTTGACGATTTGACAATATCTGATTTTGAAGGCTTAGATTTTAATATAACTAATGATAATTTCTTTGAAAGAATACCTGGATATGGGATTGCTATTAAGCCTATCAATGGCCTTCCAATAAGGGTCCCGGGATATTCAAGTAATAACGGGTATTATTCTGATGATTTATCATTAATAGTCAAAAGTCCATGGTATGAAAAAGTGTATGACATCACTGAATGTCAATCAGAATAGGTGGTAAATTATGACAATTAATTGGGATAACGGTAAAAGCCTTGAGACGATAAAAACGCTGGCCAACGAGCTAGGCGTCAAGGATTGGAAGCTGAAAGAAGCTATCGATATGTACTTTGAGGATGAAGACTGGGCTGAGGAATCAGAACATTTAAAGTATTTTTTAGCCGAAAGGTAAGACATCGGCCCCGGATTAGTGGGGCATAAATGCCTTGTATAGCATGGAGGCTGGTATCACTGAAAGCGCGCAGTGGGGTAAACCAAATGTGGTTCGATTCCACGCAAGGCTCTTAAGGCTATACGGGTTGAAATAGACCATGAAGCTCTTGGAAAAGGCATCCCCAGTTGTCCCGAGGTAACGGGGCACTAGTTAGCTTAGTGTATTGGTCGCACGCCAGGAGAGGAGTTCGCTTGGTAGGTAAGGTTCGATTCCTTAAGCTAGCATACCCCGAAGGGCATAGGGCAGAAAAGACAGATAGTCTGGCACAGGTTCAAGACCTGACTTCGGGATAAGGGGGAGATAATTATGTTTACAAGGTTTTTTGATATGGCGTCCGGTGGATATGATAAGGAAAGTTTTGACACTTTATACGTTGAATTGCCAGAAAATGAGGCAATAGAGTGGTTTATCAATAAATATGGACACAACCCTAATAATGTAACCTGTCCATGTTGTGGCCCAGATTACAGTGTTTATGAAGTTGATAAATTTGAAGATTCAGCTTTCATCATAACAAAGGACATGTTATGAACATAGAAGAAATGACCAATCAAGAAATTCAAGATTACCTTGAAAAAAGAAAAGCGGTTAAGCCTATGGCGACTCCTGAGAGTGTTATAGAACTTATGAAGCGAGACGGTGTGATTTTTAACGATATATTTAAGATGCTTGGTTTTATATCACACAACCTCGACTGGACCCCACAAGAGCAGTCCAGAGAAAGAGGCATTCGAGACAATGAAGAATAGGGCCAACTATAGAGCTGAAAAAATAAAAGAATTAGAGGCATTGAAATGAACCTATCAGATTTTTCTACCGAGCAGCTTGAAAAAGAGCTTGAAAAACGAAAAGCGGTTAAGCCTAGGGCCACACCTGAAACAGTGTTACAAGTAATTGCTGGTTACGATTTAAGGAAGGCAGAGGTTTTTGATATAATTCGTAGTAATCTAAAAGCCCTCGACTGGACCCCACAAGAGCCCAGAGAGTGGGAGAAGAAGTTTATACTTTTTCGCAGAGAACAAACCTATGAATGGGGCATTGATAAAATAAGTCAAAAAGATAAATGGTTGCGATCTGGCTTTGAAGTCATCCCCTTTGAAGGAAACGGCCATAAATTATGGGAGGTTACGAAATGAGTACAACTGAATTGAAAGCAATGATTACAAAAGTTAGCGAAATGGCAAGGCACGCCAGGGCATTAAACCAACCAGAATCTTTAACGCTAAATAACGCATGGGCAAACTTAAGAGAGTCTTTGCGAATAATTGAGTTAGGCCCTAGATCAAAGAAGGCCACCACATGAGCCTAGACCTGACGCCTTTAAACGGCACTAAAACACATCCATTGTCAGACTTTGCTAGAAAAGTATTAGGTGAAATATCAGAAAGCCCCAAGCCCAGACAATCAATAAATCCTGGAGTCGTCAATCGTTTATTGATTGAAGATCTTGTTAAAATTGTTCAACTGCCTAGTCCATATACTAAGAACAAAAACAAACCAATTGACTTTTTAAAAATAACGAAAGCCGGAAGGGAGATATTAACATGAGCCTAGACCTAACGCAATTTGAAGGTCATAGCGAAGTAAAATTTGAATATAAAGGAGTGTCTTTTTTAGTTAGGTCAGACGGTTCAATATGGAATAAAAATAAAGGCTGGTTTTTTGGATGGAATAGCGGTAAAGGATATAAGCTTATTGTCCCATGGTGCAATAATAAGCCATTTACAGTTTCAGTTCATAGGCTTGTAGCAATGGCATTTATTCCAAATCCAGAAAACAAGCCACAGGTAAACCATAAAAATGGAGTAAGGGATGACAATAGAGTCGAGAACTTGGAGTGGGTAACAAGCTCTGAAAATCATTTTCACTCTTTTAAAGAAAGTCCTCTATCTGACAGAAATAGAGAGATTCAAAGGAAAAAGATGATTGGTAGAAAACAATCAGATGATCATAGAAGAAATATGTCAGAATCTAAAAAAGAATATTACAGGAAAAAACTCGCAAGGGAGGCCCTAAAGTGAAGTTAAAAGCAGGCGCGGATTATGTGATGGAAACCTTAAACATGAACATGGTGAGATTTTACCCAGCCACACCTAAGAAACCAAAAGAACCCAAATACTGGCCAATTGAAACGGCACCGATAAATGTAAATATTTTAGTTTGGGATAGTGTAGGGGATCACTGGACAGATATGGAGCTTAAATCACTTGATGAGGTAGCAGAGTCTAAAATAATGACTCACTGGCGACACCAGCCAAAGGGGCCGAAGAATGTTTAGTATTCACGTAGATTTTATGGATCTATTGGCAATTGTTTTGTTAATTGGGTTCAGTGTTTTTGTATGGTTTAATTCAAGAGGTAAAAAATGACTGAAAAATGGACCGCTGAACACACACCAGGTGGCTTAATTATCCGAGACGCACATGGAAAATTTATAGCCATGTCCTACGCACCTACTACACAAGAGGAAAAGGATAATTTAGAGATGATCTTGAATGCGCCAATATTTTATAAAAGATTTAGTCAAAATGTTAAAATTGAATTTAAGGAGATATTATGAGAATCTGGCACATGACTAACGAGGAAATAGGGGAGAAGTTAAAAGCGGCTAGGGAGTCATTGAAGATGAACGTGTTGGACTGTGCACACTTCTTTAGGGTATCAATCCCCACTATACACGCCTATGAGTCTGGAAAAGGAAAGTCATTGCCTTTTTCTTACGTATTGTTTTGGATGGAAAGGACAGGCAAGACTTTAGAGGAATTACTTAAATGAAAACGGTTGATTTTACGATAGAATTTAAAAACGGGAAATTTGGACAAGGCAATATTTTTGTCCCAGATAATTTTTCTAAAACAATCTTAGAGAAGTCTGATTTATTTAAATATCATATTATGTGGCATAATACAGACCTTAATTTCAGTCTTCACGATGTACTTAATATAAGGGTTAAACCATGACCTACATACCTTCTCAATTAAGACTAACGCCCTATGATGGATGGACTAAAAGTTACGAGGAAACCAGGGATTTTTCCGATGTTCCACACAAGAAAAAAGATGCAACGTTCAAAGCACAAATCAAAGGTTTCTGGTATATGTGGAATCGTGACACCGGCGAAGAGTTAATGTTTGAAACAACTGAAGCGATATTTAAGCATTTAGGAATTATCAGAATTAGGCATTTACCTAAAAAGCTAGGTAGCCTAACACCGTATAATTACAAGTATTTTTTCAAGAAAAACGAGCCATTTACTGAGGATGAAAAGAAAGCTAGATTCAAAGCAAAGAAAGAAATTAACCCACAGCGGACAAATCAATCAATCCCTGTACTTGTAATGGATTTATTCGGTGAGGTGATAAGGTTTGATAGCACTAGACTAGCAGCCATATTTTTAGATCGGACAGTACAAAGCTTACATTTTCTATTGAGTGGAAAAAGAACCGATCCTAGGGGGTACCAATTAAAATATGAAAATGATTTAAGACCATGGAAAAAAGTAAGCTTCATAAGAATAACGGAGCTAGAGACAGGAAAAGAACACCGGGTCACTAGTACAAGCATGGGAGACCGTGCGGCAGGATTGCCAACAAGTACGATTAGGAATAACTTGAGGGCAGGTAAGAAAGTGTTTAGAGGTATCAAGGTAGAAATGGGGGTATTGAATTGAAACATTGGATTTTATTAGGTCTATGTCTTTTAATGATTGGATGGGTGTTTTTTGCGACAGTTTACGGAGTAATTAAATTCTTAGGAGGATCAAATTGAATGACGGTGTTAAAATGTCTATTTTGCTTTTTATTTTTTCTAATGTATTTTTTTGGGGTGGGTACTTTGTCGGGGCAGGATACGGAAATGGAGAACTCAGACTTGTCAATGACGCTCTTAGAGGAGAAATTACTCTCGGTCGAGTTAGATATGATAAACTCAAAGAAAAAAATGGAGAACTCACAGAATTATATAAATCTTCTAGAGAAACAACAGAACAAATCTTTGGAATTATTGAATCAGGAAAAACAGACATTGAAAGAGGAATCGGAACGTTACGAGAGGCTATTGAAATTGTACGAGCAATTAAGTCAAGAGATAGCAAAATTAAAGCAATCAGGGACAGTAAAGAATTGGATTATTGGGGGGCTGGCAGTATCCACTATACTGGCGTTTCTAATAGGTTTGTTGGTTGGTAAGAGTCAAATTAAATGAATTATTTTATAGGTTGGAGTGTGGGGAAATGGAAATAAAAACAATAGGATGGATAATTAAGGAACATAAAAGCATTAAGTACGGTGGACTAGTCCCAAAGATAACGATATACTTGGCCCTGTCTTTGTTCCTGTTAATTGATTTGTTCTGTTTTCACTTGGCTTTAAAACTGACCCCTTGATCGGGGTCTTTTTTATTCAACTAAATAATATTCTTGAGTTAATTCCTTAATGATATTCACTGATGGCATTGGGTCATAAATCTTAACACCGTCATGATTGCCTAGCCTGTAATGCTCTCCAGTCTTAGTCTGGCCTTTTAGGATAATATACGTGTGACCAGCATACCATGTAGGCTCCCAGCCAGGTACCACCTTAACATTAGCAAAGGTCTTGATTATTCCATCACCGGCAAGTATGCCTAGTTCATGGGGTTTCTGTAAGATCCAAAACCCATTTACCTCAGTGAGGATTCCAAGCTTCTTGGCTGCGTCCCATAGACTCCTGATCTTGTCAGAATCAAAAGCTTTACCTATGCTCAATTGTGCAGCCGTGATAATTGACATAAAAAAACACCCGTACTTGTTAATCTCTGGGTATAGTCTAGGGTCAGTTTGTTTTAGTGGGTCCATGATTTCACTCCTTGGGGACTTCTTTTCCCTTCCCTGTAAAAAACTTCGAATAAAACTGGTAAGCAAGCGAAGCAAATCCAGCATATTTTAACCCCTCATAGATCATATTTCCAACGTTACCAAATGCCGACACTGCACCGGCTGTAAGTCCTAGAATCAATGGAATCAATACTAGGAACTTGCGATTCTTAACCTTAAGGAAGGTCTTCACAACTTCCGTTAGTCCGATAATCCCCACTACCATTGCAGGATCTTTTATGTACTTAAGTAAGTCTTCCATTTATTTACCTTCCTTTTCAATGTGTTTGTCTAAACTTGTAATCATGTTTTTTATACTTAACTCCAGGGCCTCAAATCTAAATGACATCTTCATGATTTCTTGTTTCACGTCGTCAACCTCAGTGATTTTATCCCATAAAGCCCTGATTTCTTTATCTCTGTTTTCGTCTCTCTCTTCCTTTTTCCCGGCTTCACGTTGGGCTTTGTTATATTCCTGTGATCCTTTCCATATGTTAAGTATGGTCAGTACCACCGCTGCGCCACCTGCTATCATTCCGTAATCCATTATGTACTCCTCTTAGATGTTGTCTGTGAATCCTTTAGTTAATATCCTAAAAATTGTTGCCGTTGCTGTGCTCGACCTGTAATATAATTGTCTTGACGAATCAACATAGACTTGAAACTCCGCCTGACTATTAGTTCCCGCCGTGTCTGTGTATAGATTGTGGGCCGTTGCGGCCGGTGTTACGTCTGTAAATTCAGATTCACGTATCCAAATGAATATAGCAGCCACCGAAGCAATTAAAGACCCTACGAATAAAGCAAGTGAATTAGGTGGAGCGGTTAATGTAACGGCTGCCCTAGTGGCTGATGGAGTCGCTGTGCCTAGATCAGACTGGAAAGCTTTGTAAAAGAAGCTTCTTTCTTTCTGGTAGAATGGTATAATTATATTAGTACTTTGATTATATATCCAACCCACACGAGCCTTATACTGCCATGTCGCAGGGGCGTTTGATCCTGTCAATGTGGTATCGAAGCCAAAGTCTACTGTCCCGTCTTTTAATTGACCCACCCAGCAAGAATACCAGGTGGATACGGCTTTAGCTCCTGAGAACAGTCCCCCACGGCCAGAGCCGAAAGCGTAAGGGGCGTCAAGTTGTTTTGTAACCGTTGACCCGGAAGAAATCACCGTTGTATAGGTGGTGTCTACCATGTAAGCGGTTAAGAAATCTATATCGTTTGTAGCGTCTGCTGTATTGTTTTGGAATGTCGCAGAGTTTTTAAACCCTCTAAGATCACTAGAAGAGGTACTACCAGAGGCCGAGCTGATTTGATCGTTAAGATTTTGCAAGGATTTTTTAACTTCCTGTGCGTAGTTTTTGAGCTTATCGTCGGAATCAGCTGGAGCCTGTGGGAGTATTAAATTCATTTTGTCGCCCTATCCCTTGATCCAAGGGTGTCTGTTTGGTAATGAACACCCACAGTAATCATAGCGGCATCCCCTGTGTAAGTGTCAAGCCCATCTGTTGGTGTCCTAAATATCTGAAATACTATTTGAGAGTTGATTGTTTTACCCGAACCTGACACAGTGCCAAAGCTAGAATAAGTACTAACCCAAGCACCACTAGCGGCTGCAGTTACTCCCAATAACACAGGAGTGCCAAAGGCTTCTGTGTTATTTGCCCATTGGTAGTACATTTGCCACCGAACATTACCAGACCCGGCTGTGGTTGGTGCCCAATGAACATGAAGTTCTATGTCTGACCCCTCTTTATAATCATGGTTAAGTTCTATTGATCCGTAAAGCCGTTCTGTAGTATTTCCACCATCGAAAGCATAAATTAAAAGATTTCCGTTTACAAAGTTTACTAGGTCAGGGGCAGCTGCTCCAGATGGTACTAGGCCGGCCGTTGATACGTTTAAATCTTTGTAAACAGTGGCCGCCCCCTCCATTAACATAGATCCATCATCTTCAAATTGAGTATAATTCTCTGGTTGACCAAAGCGGTTTCTTCCATAATTTATTCGTTCAATTGTGTTACTCATAATTTCCTTTTAAAAGGAGGCCCGAAGGCCCCTTATTAAACCAAAGCCGCCGTGATTGCAATGTATCCCTGATTACCAGCCAAGCCAGTTCCAATCTGTGGAGCTATTGCTGTGGGAGGTACTGCAAAGTCAACCCTCTGAGAAGTCCCACCTGTGGAGGCGGTTCCAGTGGTAAGCCATACAGCGGTTCCTGCTACTATTTCGGCCACAGTAGAAGCCGTGTAAGCTACAGTCAAGGAAGCCGTAGAGGTTCCTTTATATATTACCATCACACCTTTTGCGGCGGCAGGAATATAAACATCCGCGCCTCCCCGTCCGGTGTTGGTGGTGTCGAAGGTAAGGGAATATTCTGCCCGTCCTCCGCTTGTGATCGTGGTCATTGAAGCCTTTGCCATATCGTTCTCCTTTTATTTACTTGTTCCCCAGCGCCCGCTTGTATCCATAGCTGGCCCGGTTCCCATGTCTAGCTGATCTTTTAATGGCCTTCGTGTTACCGGAGGCATGTTCGGGTTGAATATCCTTTGGGCCTCTGCGGCTGCGAAAGGATCTTTTACTGATCTTTCAGGTCTGATCTTTCCTGGTTTTTCTGTGTCTTCAATAGGGTCGGGCTCTGGAGCCTGTACAGGTTTCTCTTGACCAGGAAAGAAAGCCCCTTTGAAAATCTCTTGCAAGTCCGCTGCTTTATTCACCATTATACCACCCCTAATTCTTGCAATTGTTGCCAATTTAAAATGTCTTTGTTCTGTAAGGCTTCATATAAAGCCGCTGTTCTCTTCTCTGCTGGTAGGTCCATGATCTTCTTAACAAAAGACTCAATGTTCTTTTGCGCTTTCTCGTCTCCAAGATCAGCATTTGAGGCCGTCATGGAAGCCAGAGCATTAATTAAGTTTGACCTTTCCTCGTTACCACCTAGACCAAAATAGTCTAATCCTTCCTTGGTTAAGGCTTTTTTAATATCAACCTTCTTGAGTTGTTCGGCCCTGTCTAAGTCCCTAATAAACTTGGAGCGTTCTCCCTTGTCTTTGTATATTAGTCCAGCCACACGCTTTGGATTAAAATTACCTGTTTGATTTCTTACATACTCAGCAAAATCATTGAAAGAAGCTCCTTGTTTAGACGCTCCAGATTTGTGGTATAGGTTCATTAGTCCAGGGGTAAGCTTATCAAGGTACGCCTGGGAATGGTCTTTCTCTTTTGGCTTTTCTCCTGGTGTCACTGGTTCAGATACTAAAGGAGATGCTTCAACCTTCCCAGAGTCACCTTCGACAATATTCTGAGCAGCCGCAGCCCCTAAAGCCCCTGGTCTACGTCCTACGAATTCACCAGCTTTCTGGACTACGCCAGGCAGTTTGATGTTGTCTGGGATAATCCCGGCTAGGTTTCTTACTGGTTCGGCTAATGCACCGCCAACCATGTTCACACGTTTAGAGACGGCATTCTGTACAGGCTTACCAAGTACACCCAAGAGACCGCCAACAAAGTCCCCTGGAGACTTTTTGCCAGTGGCTAAGCCTTCTATGTTTTGAGACTGCTGAGTATTTGAACCGGGATTTCCGAAACTCATTTCACCCCTTAGATGTGAATCAGCGTACATTTCTTTAATCTTCCATTCATTCAAAAGGTCTTTAAACTTTTCATTTCCACTTAATTCCATGGCCTCATCTAGTTTATCATCAAGAGCTGACTTCATGGCCACGGCTGTCTGGAATCTAATCTGGTCCTTTATAGTGGTACCCTTTTGACCTGCACTTATCTGCATTTGAAGATAACGTCTTTTATCATTTAGAGTCTTAACCTTGTCTAGACCATCAGATATTTCTTTTGTAATTTTATCAGTAGTCTGTGGGTCAACGGCTTTTAATGCCCTAATGGATTCACCCCAGTCACCCTGATCTTTGGCAGTCTCCATGTGGTTTTTTAAGTTTAGTTTGTTCTTTTCAAAGTATTCATCTACTGGTTTAAATCTTTCTTGTAGGTCTTTGTCCCATTCAACTGCACGTCTATCGGACCCGGCCTTTCCCATGTCTCGAGCTGCACCAAATTTCTCAAGGTCTGCCCTTACCTTTTCCCATTTATCTAGTTTTCTAGCTGCACCCCCTGCACCCATGTATTTATTCCTAAGTACACGAAGGGAGCGGGCGTCAATTCCCCTAGCTTGAAGTCCAGACATGGCTAGATTATCTGCAACGTCTTCAACAACATCTTTCGGGGTTGCTGTGGTGGCTATATCTCCAGCAGTCTTTGGTTTAAATATATTCCCTAGTCCATGAAATCCAGCACCAAGAAGGCCACCAGTACCAGCAGCCATTCCAGCCTCACCTAATGCGGCCAATGGATCGAATTCACCTTCTGCACCAGCTTTAAAACCTATTCTAGGCACCGCTTGCTCTAGACCAGCCCCAGCCCCTTTGAGCAATGCCGTTCCTATGTTCTTTGATGGTGATGCTAAAGCCGTCCCAGCCCTAACTAGTCCAGTACCTACCTTAGATAATGCGGGGATAGCCTTAGCCCCTAGATTGAAAACAGAGCCGACACCTTTTAATATTCCACCTGTAGGAGCAGAGATTAAAGCCCCGCCTAGTTCTGCACCGAGTTTAGTTGATTCAGGTAAGGCGGCTCTTTCTCTCTGTATCTTCTTATAGTTTTCATTATCTGTCACTGATGAAACAAAATCAGGTATATTTAGAAGTGCACTGTTAGCAATAGCCGTCAAGGTGGCGGCGGTTTCATTTCCCCTACCTTCAAGCTGGTCTAATTCCCTTCTTAACTGCATTCTTTGGGCAGGGTCTTGAGCTTCTTGATATGCTATTTTCTTTTCTTCTATTGGGTCCATCAATCGCCCCCTAAATTACCTAGGTTTTGTTGCCAAGGGATACCAGCACCTTGACCAGCTATAAGCCGATCTTGGGCTTGTTTTTCTGCCCAAAGCCGATTGGCTTGCAAGTCAGCTTGAGATTTTAAAGCCTCTTGCTGTAGTTGTTGTTGATTCTTAAACTGTAAAGCTTTTTCTTCAAGGTTCTTAGCATAAGCTTGCTCAGTCATCTTTTCCTCTTGCTTTTCCTTGGCCCTTCTACCAAGTACCGTCTCGGACTGGTTCCCGGTTCGTCCATAAGCGTAAGCCTGGACTAGGCCAGCAATACCACCAAGGGCACCAAGAAGCCCGCTAAAGTCCATACCTTTCCCGGCATCTTTCTTGATTTCTTCTATGGCCTTCTGTTCAACTTTAGGAGGGAGGGCGGTTACTTGTGAAGGCTTAGGCACGTCTTTTTTACCCTCTGGAGTAGGGTCATAGACTTGTTTATTACCAACTAGTTTATACTTACCGTCTTTGATAGCTTGTTCTTTACCACCTGGGTAAGCCGCCCATTGTGCATCATCTGTAGCTTTTTGCTCTTGCTGAATCCCTTGAGTTAAGGCTAGACCCTGGAGTTTTCTTGATCTATCAATGTCATTATCAAAAGTAGGTACACCAGCCGCCACAGCCTTATCGACTGTTGACTGTTTTAATACAGTAGGAGCCTGGACCATTTCGCCTCTAGTGGCTGCCATTACATCATTAAAACCTTTCTGTCCATACTCTGCCTGGTCAAACGGCATTTGTATTTGAGGTCTAGGGTTTACTGGTATCTGTGTATTTTGTGGAGCTGGTTTAGGAACTACCTGTGGAGCGGCTACTGGTACAGTTATCGCCTTCCCCGTCGCATCAAGTCCAGGTCTACCACCGCCAGAGTTTGCGTATTGTCTTAAAGTCTCAGCCTGTGCGGCTAGTTTCTCTTTTTCCGTTAATGGTGCAGCCATTATTTCTTGCCCCCTAGTTGTCTCTGGAGTTCTTTTATCTGTGAAGCTAGTTCAATGATAAGAGCTGTGTTGGCGCCTTCTAACTGTGCCCCGTCTACTTTCTTGCCTTCTGGCGTATCAATGACGCTGCCAGCCATGCCTGGGACTTTTTCCAAGTCTTGGGCCATCACACCAACCTCTTCTTTACCAGCGTTTTGTGTAGGTGCGTTGTCTTTGTATTTGTATCTAACTGCCTTGAGATGTTTAAGCGCATCATCTAAAGTGCCAAATGAAGATGTAACATCTTCTTTGACTCTTTCATCTGAGGCCATGGCAGCACCGGCACCACCAGCTGCACCCCCTGCACCACCACCAGCTCCTGATGCTATGGCCATACCCAAAAGATTAGCCGCCCCACCAGCTAGGCCACCAACACCACCCCAGAATCCTGTGGCCTTATCGTTAGCCTGTCCATACTGTTGCCCAGCTCCACCAAAAGCGGCCGACTGGTTCCCTGTAGCCTGGTTACCTAGCATAGCAGTGGCCTGGCCGTATCGATCCATTCCAGAGTTTAAGGCATTATTATATGTCTGACCATAAGCTCCAGAGGTAGCTTGTCCAGCAGACAAAGCCGCCTGGCCCCGGTTCATACCGGCACCACGTGCAGCCTTAAGGGCGTTTTTGGCCTGTTCCATGCTTTGGAATTGTGCCTGGTCTGCTGCTAGTCCAGAAGCGGCGTTCTGGCTGTTTTTCATGAACTCACCAGCATCAGCACCGAAAGACTTGTCGAACATGCCGCCGTATTTTGTGGAGCGATCCGTTGCCGTCTTTGTTAAATCTTTAGTGGCATTTGTTGCGTTAGTAGTGGCCGTATCTCCAGTTAGATCATTCCAACCATTCCAGAGATCCTCTCCCCATTGTCCAAATAATCCCATATTATACCGTCCTTGATGCTGCTATCGTTGCCGCTACATCTTCATTGACTTCAATCGTAATCTGATTAATCAAGGGCCTGGCAGATGTGGAAGCGGTTGACATTTCTAAGGATAAACCTAAAGCCTTTTGGTTTATAGGCTGTACCCTTATTCGTGCATACCCTCCGGTATTGTAATCCTCAGGGTTTACTGTGTAGGTCTTTGTTTCTTCCCAATCTGCTGTGTTGTCAAACCCTCTGACCTTGATTGACCAGGTTGTTTGTGCCCTACTAGAACTATATACCACCACAATGAACGCGGAAATATTACTTTTGACATTGTTGTGTTGTCCAAAGTATGCACTTTGGTAAATGAATGGTACGGTGACACTAGAACCGGGGTCTTGGTATGGGTAAGCCCATGTGTAAGATCCGTTTGCTATCTTAATTCCCTCATCTGTGGTGTATAGGACAGTGTTGGTCTGGATTGCTTTCTTATCCTGTACAGAGAAAACACCATCACGAACCCATATAAATGTGTTAGCCGTTTGCAAAATTAACGTGTTATCCCTGACATTGTAAACCCCATCAATGACAGTCTCTAGCTCGTTCATTCTCTTAATCTTCTGCAAGGTCCGTCCACCATCGAAGGCGAAGAGGGATTTATCATAATCAGAGTAAAAGTAAATCACAGTGGGAGAGGTAGCAATGAACCTTAACCCCTGGGCTGTGGCTGCTATGTTTACCGGAGACAATTCCGTAGTCTGGAGGACGTTCTGAGAGGTCATAGGGGCTATATAAATATTAGCACCATCAAAGACGTAGTTTTGAGAGAAGAGCTGGAAGGGTGTGAGATCGCCTAGGATGTAGTTTCCTAATTCATAACCCAAGTAGTTAGGTGTCAAGAAAGCGGTTTGGCCTATTGAATTCGCTGCTCCTGAAGTTATCACAGAACCAAGCGAAACCGGTATTCTAGAATCTGGTACAATCAAATCTGTCGTAGTTGGTGTAGCGTAAAGTACAGCTAAAGACTGCAATGTTCCTATATAAGTTACAGCAGTGCCTCCGGATGAATCCCTCAGAACTGTATTTTTACAGCTTGTTAATATTGCAATTCTATTGAATTCCGTATAATAAGCCCCTGAGGAGTGTAAATCCCTCACAGACACATCCAAACTATTAGAAAAATCACTTTTTATGGAATAAGTTAGAATTCCGTTGACGTTTGAAGCCGCTATGTTCATGCACCCGGCGTAATCATTTGGCCCTAAATTTAATTCACTTGTTTTAATGTTTATTACACTGGCAGGATCAAGGGTACCTAGGTACAAAGCATTTCCTTGTTGCTGAAACATGTTTTCGATATTGGGTCCTATCGTCTTTTTAATATAATTAGAACCATTAAAATATAAAAAATGCCCTCTTGGCCTAGTTGTCAATGCGTGATCTTCTATAAAGAACTCAGGAGTTAAAAACTCTGGTTTAATCCCACCCGTCTCAGTTATTGGAACCCCCATCAAAGAGGCCCCTTGACCCTCTACAGGAGAATAAACGGCAGATGCAAAAACTATTGTCTTTGTACTTGGATTATTATTTATAGAAATAATTGGGATTCGTATACTTAACGGTTGACTAATTAAATTAGTGGCTGTATTGATCCATATCCTTGAATACCCTGGGTCCCAATTGTAATGTATATTATCTACAGCTGGTGATGTCCCAGTAAAACCGATTACCCCAGAGGAAAAGTTATCAACATTCAAGTAAACCCTTCTTATCACACCACCAGAGGTAAAGTTAAGATCTGAATAAGCTATTCCAGACATTTTACCTACTGAAACGGGTCCTACCCCTGTCGTGTATGTAAGATTTGTATTGGTGAAAGATGCTCCAGTATTTAAAACGAATCCTAATTTTGCCCCAAGCGTTGCTGTTGTCCCTGTTATATCAGCGTCAAAAGTAATTAAAAAATATGGGAATGTTTCTTTATTCGTTATGCTATTAACTTTTACATAGTAAGTGTTTACGTTATTCCATGGACCCAAGACAACAGTCCCACCTGCCCAAGTCCCAGTAATAAAATAAATTCTATTACCCAGAAAATTGACAGGGTCCCAGCTACTAGAGATGAAATAACCAGAAGTTGCCCCACCGTTTTTAAATAGATAAACATAATATGTAGCAGGGTATAGCCTGTTGATTATAGTTCCATTAGGAGCACCAGGAAGCCTAGTCTCTGTTCCTGTACCGTCTTCATTTACAAGGTAGGCGGCAACGCTATCCAAGACAAGAAACTTTAGAACATCACCTATTAGAACCGTGTCACTCCTAACAATTCCGGCAGCCTGTACGGTTGAATTCCTACTTGATAGTAATATTCCGTTTTGATATTCTCTTATCTCTGTCTTATTTGCTGAACCGTCTCTAATAGGATAGATTGCAATTACATTCCCGGTAGTAGTGTCAAGAGTGGCATCAATACAATCGGAAGGAATTGGATAATCAGATTCTAGACCTATTCTTGAATTTATTAATGAATTAATGACTCCGTTTTTTTTTACTGTCATATTGCCAACAACACCAGACGAACCAGCCACACCTTGCCATAGATCACCATTAGAATCAAAAAACTCGTAATCACTTACTATAGCATTCTCATCCTCAAAAACATTAGTTATCCCACCATCACGCTCTATACCGTTGAAAGCTAAGGCTGGTGCATTCTCTCCAAAGGATTTGACATCCTGTGGTGTTGTGTCTATGTTTATGCCTGTAAATATGTCTAAGTCTTGGTATTGGCTCAATTTTAACTCCTTAAGCGAAAGGGAAAAGATTTCCAGAAGAGTAAACATTCCCTATCCGTTCATTCTTGTAACTGTCTCTCACTATGGCCTCTTTAAAAGTTAGCCACAATTCTTGAAGCCTGGCTTTTAATAGAGAAGGATCTGCGTTTTGTTTCCTTCGGTAGTCAATGGCCGATTGATAGGCCATCATCTCAGGAACCAGGTTGACAGGGTAAGATAGGTCCGTGTCATGTGCTGAGCTTATGGCCTGGAATAATAACTGGTCAATTACCACAGGAATGAAGACGGCTGAGACGCTACCTGAAAAGGTTGTTTTCTCTGAGAGAATCCAGGAATCGTCAACCACAAAAGCAGCACCAAGTTTAACCTTGATTAGGTCCCCGGTTAGATTCTGGTAATAAATGTACACTCCATCACAGGAGCAAGATACAGCATCACTTGTGATAGTCACACCACCAACCGTCAAGACATTGCCTGTAATAAAAACAGGGTCAGTGCCTAGGAACGTGTACCAGTTTTGTACCGTGGCAGCCAACACAACCACAGACCCACCGGCTAAAGTACAAGTCTTGGTTTCTGTTGCCGTGGTATAATAAATCACGTCATTATTTATGGTGAAAGACACGATGTCGGCTGTGGCCGTTATGGCCGCAGGCACCACAGTGGCAAGGAGCGTGGTCGAGCCTTTCAAGATATTCCCAGCCGAGTTGATAAAATAAATGTAGCCCTTGTAATATACCAAGTTTTTGATGAGTGTTGCTGAGGTGTAGAGGGTAGTATTCACCCCGGTTGTCTTTGATTCTGTTTTGATAATGTAGTTAGTGCCTGGGGCTTCTATATACATGTAGTTTTGGGCCTGTTCAATGTATACAGGACTAGAAATCCGTGTACCATCATAAGCCGGTAAGGTGGCCAAGTAGTTCTTGGCTGTGTCAGGTGTGCTCAATAATTCTGGTGGAGGATAATACCCAAGGCGAACGGTCCCACCGGTATTAAACCCACCGATAAGCCACAGTTTAGATGCTCTCCACCGGTAATAAGGCTGGCCTGGGTTGAAATCTTTCATTGATAAAGGAAATTTTTGTATAGGTTGCCAGGCTCCCATATAAGAATAATCCAAGTACCTGGATTTATAGAAATCCTCGGGTAAAGGGATTTCATATTCCCAAAGGTTACCACTAGGAACCAGGTAAGCCGGTAGAATGTCTAGTATGACTTCATTTAAAAAGTAATCGTCCGAAGATTCTGTAATCTCGGCATAAATATCACGATATCCCTCACGTAAAGAGGAAATTTTATCATTATAGGTGATAAAGTCTGTTGATTGGAGGTCAGCCAGGCCCTTAGCCCGTGCGATAATTTCAGAAGCAAACATTCAAAAACCTCCTGTAATACTGTAAAAAAAAGCCCGTATCGTGGGCCAGACGTTTAGAGGTGAGTCTAAAGGGGGTTAGAAACTAATAGCCACACAATGGGCAGGATTACGGACAACGAAGTTACCGTAAACAGAAAGAGAAACCTGAGCTCCTGGGCCTTCTGAGGTGTTGGCGGCGTTCTGCACATTGATATAGTCATCAATGATCAGTTTGAAAGTGGTATCCGGTCCGCTTACGCTGGTGACATCAGGAGCTCCGGGGTTGTTGCCCTGGATTCCGTCGTCAAGAGGTGTGGAGGAATTGGAAAGACCAGCAAACTCTACCACTTCGGAGTCAGTGATCCAGGCCTTACCTTTAGGACAGTAGGGTGAGTCATAGACGTTGCTGAGGTAATTGGTGGAAAACTGGAAGCCCATAGACTTAAGACCCTTCTGAACAATATTGTCGCCTTTATTGCTAGGAGTGGTATTGATCTGCTGCATGTAGGTGGTTTTGGTATTGAACTCACCAATGACAGTAAGGAAGTCCTCATCATTGATTACCAAAGTATCAGGAACTCCACCCTGTTGACGAGCTAGTTGGATACCTTTAAGCAGTGCATCTCCATAACCATCACCACCAGTTCGTTTGTAAAATCCACCAGCTAGACGGCTGGTAGCAGTGGAGCGAGTCACACCATAAAAGGCAGTACCAATGTAGGTGGTCCATGTTGCACCAGTACGATCTGCGAGGTTAGGAATCCAACCACCAAGTCCGGTTGGAAGGTTAGGGTTGTTAGATCCATCTCGGGATCCTTGGAGTTCGACCCAGTCAGTCGCTGCCCATGTTTCGTTGGCTGTAGAGGTAAAGGTGACAGTGGTCCCATCGATAGCTGTTACTGTATTAACAGAGGTGCGAAGGGCAGAAGATGGAAGAGCGCCATTGGTAACACGGAAAACAGAACCAATATCAAGACCGATAACGGTGGAAGTTTTTCCGAAGTCAACAGTGTCAGAACCGGTTGTGGTTGTGAATACAACAGCATTACCTTGTTCACCGAATCCCATACCGTAGGCAGCTTTTGCCATGGTCTTGCGCAAGGCTTCTGTTGCACTAAACATTTTATTGATCAGGGCAGGAACATAAGCACCTTTGGCTTGCTGAGAGGCGAGCATTTCCATCTGTGTCAATGTAAACACAGAGTGGATTCGTCCGGGAGGGACGGCGAATTCGGCATTCTGAGAGCTGGAGGCAGCAGCGGCAACGGCAACGGTATAGTCACCGGCTACAGCACCACCACGGCCATAGAGAGCACCGAAGTTGTAAGTCTTACCACCAATTCTATTTTTCTTGATGGACTTAACGAAAGGGTCATTTCTAAACAACAGGTTTTCAAACTTTTCGTCTGTGTACCATGTTTTTAGAATATTAGTTATTTGTGTATCTAAGGTCACTTGCTGGGACATAATATTCTCCTTGTTTTAAAAGCCCCGAAGGGCTAATTATTTATTATCTATCTGGACGGAAACCTGACTTTTTCATCCTTTCGATCATTGCTTTAGTTTCGTCCACTGGGTCAGCTTCCACAGCTTTGGTCTCGGCTTCTGGTTCACCCTCAGTGACACCGACAGTAGTCACTTCAACGGCGGCGGGGGCTTCACCCTCTTCTTTAATGCCTTTAATCTTGTCAAACTTGCTTTTCAGCAGTCCAGCAATCTCTTTGATCTTGGCATCTCCCACCTCGTCAGTGTATCCATCAGCACCCTGGAGATCCTCAAGGACATCCATTAGCTTCTCATAAATATCACCAACTTCAAGGGCTTCCAGGTCGCCTTTCATAGGTTCAAATACATCGCCATATTTGCCCTTAAGGTCTTCGATCCCCTTGGTTCGCATGTTGGTCTTGTAAAGCTTAGTTACTCCACCAATAATCTCATCTACTACCAGAGACTCAAGGCTTGCCACCTTTTCCTCTAGTTTCTTCACCTGGTCTGCCAGGTATTCAAACACCTTGACCACAGGGTCAAGCATTTCAGCGTCTTGCTGTGCATCTGGATGGTCGATCATTTTATTCATTCTCCTTTATATACCACCCCGGTATTTACCGGAGTATTACTTTGTACTATTTGGTTCACCATGGCAGGGTCAACGCCTGGTAAGGCTAAGCTTATGATACCGGCCACGGACTCCTGGGAAAGTTGACCAGTCTTAATCATTGCTATGATTTGGCCTAATCCCTGTATCTGTGCACCGTTCATAGCCTGGGCCTGGACATCAACAGGAGGAGCTTGTGGCCCTTGTGGTGGAGGTGGTGCTGTTTCTTCACCTATGGTATCCATTACCTCTTTTATCTTCTGTATCAGTGTCACTAATCGGACTTTGTAGAGATCCTTTTCCCCGTTCGCATCGAGTCTCAAGAGTCTATTGACAGTTTGCTGATAGAGTCCCATTAGGTTTGTGACCTCATAGAAGTCGTACTGTTCAAGCTCAATAGCCCTTTCGATGATCTTCTCGTTGTCATCAAACGCAGCGGCGACAATCGAATAAGCCCCATCAAGGTCTGGCATGTCTAAAAACTTGGGTATCATATCGGCTGGAATAACCTTCATAGCAATAAGCTTTTCTAGTTGTTCCATCTTGGTCTTTGGGTCCTTAGAGAGTGAAGAGGAGCTAGAAAATTGAATATTGTACAAGGCCCTTTGTTTCTTGACGTCTTTCCATTTAATACCGTTCGCCCTGGCTCTAGACTCTGGCAGTATGTCAGCAGTCTCGGGGAATACTTCAATAACCACCTTGGCAATCTTCATTAGGAATTGAATGTAATCCTGTAATAAAACATTGTGACGTTCAGACTCTACATCTTGCAAGGTGTCCAGTGCGACACCAGAGTTTAAACCACTTGGCTTTTTAGATTGTGCCGATAGTTCACTTATCCCCTCCATCTCGTACATTTGTTTTTTGTACATTTCCAAAAGGTTAATGTACATCGGGTCAATCGGTGGAGGTGTGGCCACGTTCATAGCTAGTCCACCATTAGGAGCCGGGGACACTTCAAAGACCTGGCCGATCTGGTTTGTCACCATAGAGGCCTTGACGTTAGCTCCCTTCTGTACAAATATCGAGTTGGCAGGAGATAGCTCTATTGCGTCGTGTATTTTCTGTGATACAGAATCAACTTGGACCTGGAGAGAATAAAGGTTATCCATCATTGATGTGGAGAAGGCGCCGCGAATAGGTTCTTCATAAAAGAAAGGAACGACAGGAGGACAGTCATATTCTATTTTAGTTTCTGAAATCTTATCTTGGCCAAAGAACTCCATCTTAACCTTGTCAATGAAATTATAGTGAATACGGTATTCACCTTTAAGATTGAAGAACTCGGCTAACATTTCAGCCGGTCTAGTTCCCTTCTTAAACTTGTCTTTCAGGTACACAGCAGGGTAAGAGCGCAAGCGAATCAAACACTGGGTAATCTTTCCAAAGTTAAGATCCGCAGGGTCAAAATAGAATTCCCATGGTCTGATTCTTTTGATTGTATTGGTTTCTTCATCAATCCAGACGGCACCATATTCAAAGATCTCCGCATCACGTACCGTAAGGATCGCCTTCCTGTAGATTTCCTGAGCATCGAAAAACTCATCGAAGAAAATTTGAGCAGATTTACAGACTTTCTCTGTCTCATATAGTCCCTGGACAGGAGTAAACAAAGGACGGACTTTGGTCTGTGATAGTTTGGATATACTGGTTTGGATACACGACCTGCTCACGTTTATGTTCGGAATAATCCCTGTGTCAGCGTCTGACTGCGTAAAGGACCAGCCTAATGGATTGCCGTACAAATTGTAAATATCCTCGCGTCTGAACCCATTGGAAACATAGCGGTTAAAATTTCTTCTGTACTTTGAATCACGTACAGCCAAGGTCTTTTCTAAAAATGCAATTTGTTCTAGTGTTTTTTCTGTTGTCATCAATATAGCTCCCTATCATGTGTCCGTTGTGCTTTCATGTATGGATCTTCACGTCTAATCTGTATCCGTGTTGCATCTGGTAGCAGTACATCAATCTCTACCCCAGCCAAAGCCTGGTTGACCATGTGCTGTAATGCGATATAGTCCACACCACCGATTTGTATGAACCTTTTCAAGTCTTTTTCGTGTTGTCTTTGAATTTTTGCTTGCTTATAGGCCTCTAAAAACAGTTTCCACATATATATTCCCCTTTATATATACCACCTGGGAAATGTAGAATACTTGAGAATTAGGTATAAATTAGGTATTTTTTAGGTATAAATAAGGTTTCTTGTGATGTTTTTTAGATTTGGGCATAAAAAAAGACCCGGTTAAGGGTCTTTACAGGAGGTAAACTGATGAAAATCTTCTAAGAACTTTGAACTTCCAACCCATCTTTTTACAATCGGCATAATCTATCTCTATACCCCAACCACTAACTGTGCTATAGTTAATACTCATAACTTTATTCCTTTTTCTCTTCAAAAAGAGCATTAATCTTTAATTGGGCTTGATGTTCTTTCTCCAATCTATCGTCCACCACTTTAATAAACTTCTTTGTAAGATCCTCGTTATACACATGATAAATACTTTTAAAAATTCTATACCTATCTATGTCTTCTACCTCAAGAATAAACGCCTCTTCATACTCGGGCTTTTGATGTATTTCTTTCTCAGTCTTTTTCCAAAAGAGGAATCCTACTTTATATTCTGTTTCAACTTGAGTATAAGACTTTATGTATTTCACTATATAAAAGTTAGAGTTAATCTCATGAGAATGAATAACAAAATTTTCAGGTAAAAGACCCATAGAACTGCTTCTTACTTTATTTAAGTAAATAATTAGTTTTTCTTCAGATGTAATATGTTTCATTCTTCGTCCTCCTCATCTTCATCTTCTTCCCAATCATCCTCTTGAAATTCGGCATCTTTGTCAAGCCACTTATACAAGTCGTGTTCATATCCGCAGTATTGACACCTGGGGTTCTGTTTAATCCAGGGACTTTGACAGGTTGGACAGAGTTCCCGTCTGTCAGCACCATATAGGAAAGTCATTCCCGATTCTCCTGTATCCATACTGGCCTCATGGCATATAGTACAGCATCAACCAGGTCCGGGTGGAATGTCTCGTCATCAATCTCACGGGTCAAGTTATCTTGTTCATCACGTCTAAACACAGTTTTCAAGGCTTCTTCTTCAAAGACTCCACCTTTCAAAACCTTGAATCGGCCATGCCGAACATCTTCTTGCAGCTGCTCAATGGCAAAATCTTTGTTGTGTTTATAGGCATTAACCGCAGGTATTCCATATTGGGTTTGTAGTTCATAGCTTATCTTTTGATCTGAGGTATCGCAGTAAATCGAGAAATCCCTGTCATGCACGTCATTGAACTGGTCGGTCTTGGTGAATTGTATTCCTTCCTGGATCTTCTGGACTAGCTCAGTCACTCCGGTTCTATTGGACTTGTGTTCAAAGATCATAAACCTTTCCCGGGAAGCCGTAGACCATACAATGATCACAAACCCGTCAGAGTCCACAAAGCCATAGTCTAGACCAGAGGTAAACTTGATGTCAGTGGTAGGCTGTGCACGCATCCATGTGGCTAACTCTTCCCAGGTAAAGAAGTTGTGATCTTCTAACCTGTACACCAGAGCATCGTCATCATAGGAAATTTTCCCTAAGTATTCACGAAGGTACAGAGGTGAGTTTTCAGTTATCTTCTTGTCTTTCCTGATTTTAGCAAGTACTGTGGAATGGTCAGGAATAAAAGGATTCTGTGTTAAATTCCAGTTGTATCTTTCCCCGGGGAATTTCTCTTCATTTGACCACACGGTTTCCCAGAATGTACCCCTGACCTTAGGGCCTGTACCAGCAAGGACTAGCTGGCCCTTGAAGTCTAAAAGCATAGGCTCAAGTATATCCTGGACTAAGTAGGTTAGACCCGGCTGCGTCTGGGCCTCGTCAACGATTGCAAGATGATATTTTCCACCTCGTAACTTGTCCCGATCCTCTACTGTGTTATTCCCTTTAACATGAAACTCTGCACCATTGGACCATTTGACATAACCATCGGAAGCGTTTTTAATCTGTACACTAATCCCCAAATCATCCATCATGGTCAATACTTCATTCCAAACGGCCTTCTGTGCAGTGGTAAAGGTTCGGCCAATGTACAAGACTTTAGCATCTTCTTTGACTGCCAAGGCAGTTTCGATCATGAACCGGATGACCTCAGTCTTTCCAGCACGACGGCCAGCCATTAAGTAAAGTCTTTCGGAGGGAGAAGATAGGATGTTTTTTTGTATCTGGAAAGCCTTCTTGTATATCCGGTAGGCAAGGAAATCCAGGTCTTCCCTTCGGTTCTTGTTTACCATCTTCTCCAGGTTATCAAAGACCCCCGGTTCAATGAGTCGTTCTGTCATGATCTTAAATGATATTGAGTCCGGGTTCATGGCTTCCCTAGTGAATACACGGAAGAACGCCTCACCAAAGAGGACATCCTCACCATCTTCCTTCCCGACCGGGGTGTCCATCATTGTAAGAATATTCTTCTGGATTCTGGCCTTGACGTTGATTGACCCGGGTGCTTTACCCTTAGACATGGTGTTACCTGGTTGGAATAGGTTCTTTTGTGCTTTAGTTCTTGCCATCTAAGTAGTTACCTCCAAGGTCTTATCCAACTCCTTAAGCTCCTGGTCAATGTTTACAAAGTCAATAATTATCAAAACCTTCTTGCCAACCTTCTGTTTAGCCACCAGACACAGCTTCTCAAGCCTAGAGATAGTAAACCATATTGATAGCTCGGACGCATCCAGGGCCCTGGCAATCCGCTTGACGTCTGGCATAAACGCTAGTGGTGGAGTCTCTTCCTTCATCCACTCGGGTGTTCTTGCCCATTGTGCCAGGACATCGCCCTGCTGTTTAATTAAGGCAACAAGGACCTGTCCGGGCCGTATCATCTGGGTTTTGTTGTAAAGTACCTGTGATATTTTAAAATAGTTCTCTGTTGGGTTCATTTAGATTTAACACCTTTAAACATTTCATTTTTTATGTATACTTTTATCATTTTCCAAACCTTCTTATCAGTATACCAAGATTTTAAAAGTTTGTTTAAATCCGATTCTTTCATTTCCACCTCTTCATAAAATCTATCAGCATTCTATTAATTAGGCTAGACATGGATGCCTTGCCCTGTATTCTCTTTCGAGGCCCAAGTGGCTGTCCCTTGTTCCATTCCGTGATCATCATATCTAGTTGGTCGACTAAATCCTTGTCTATGGTCAAGCAAACCCGAACCTTTCTCGCCACTGGATCCGGAATTTTTTCCATTGTTGCCATTCACACCCCCTAACCTGGTCATTAAAAACACTTGCCTTAGCTCCACAGCTCTGTCCAGGCACCACCGGACCCCGTATATCTTGGCTATCTTTTTCACTGCAGGACTGTAGTAGTTCGCCCGGTACAGAATCAATATAACATCCTTGTAATCGATCAAAGCCACTAAAGGGTCTAGTTTCACCTCTTTGTCATATGAAGCAATTTCTAGGCCATCTACGTCGATTTGGTAAGGTTTTGGCTTATTCTCACCAAGCAACCTGTCTTTAATCCGCAAGAAAAACAACCCTTTCGGTATGTAGTACCCTGGATCGCTCAGGTACTTCTCAATCATCTTGTCATGTGCTGCCCGAATTAACTCCGGTCTGTGTCTACCAAAGAACCTCTTTGACATGGCACAAAACATAGCCATAAGGACTTTAGACAACGGGACAAGGGCTGACTTATCCCCGGAAATGTATCTTTCCTGGTAGATAACGGCATCACGAAAGTCAAGTCTCAATCTTTGTCCTTGCAATTGTGACAAAGATGATTGCTATTCACTACTGTCCCCCTGGCATAATAGCCATTTTCTCTTGGCCTTTAGCATCAACAATAACCATGATGTCACCAGTGATAGCCACAATGTTGTAAGTCTTCCCGTCATAGTCGGTGAATAAACTCCCAATGGTGTACTTGGGCCTGGGACTTTTGTTTGGTTTTTCAGTGTTATTAATCATAAATTCCCCACTTACCATCTTTAAACTCATAAGTTTTATTAATATCAAAGGTGTTGGTTTCAAATACTGTATTCATATCCTCACCATTCAAAAGCATGTAAGTCACTTCCCCAGCTTCACGCCTAACTTCTTTGATAGATTCTAAAAAATCACTTGTCATAAAAACTCCACCTGATCGGGTCTGTAGTACCAGATTCCATCTACTCCGTCAAATCTGACAGCGTGACAGTGGTAAACTCTGTTCACGGATTGAACATAAACCCCAATCTTCCCCTGATTCTCCCCACTTAAACA